TGATGGTACGCGAGTATTTTGACAAGCCTGGTGACATGCCGCGCAGTTGGGGTTATCAGAGCATTGCTCCGACACAGGCATATCGTGACGGTTACGACCGGATACGGTGGTCGGGTGACGAGGGGAATAAACTTAGCCAGAAAGAAAGGGAGAAAGACAGATGATTATTAAATTCAAGAGTCAAGACACGTGGGTAATTTTCGGGGAGGTGGATCATGTTGAGTACAGCGACATCGACACAGAGAGGGACGCGATAAGCAGTACCGCTATTGTTTACGATCCTCCAAATGGTTGTGTGACTGTCGGGAAGTCGGTAGGAATTGGGTTCTTCACGAAGAACATGAACGAGGCCACAGAGGTCATAGCGTACACTCCTATCTACCTGATGAACGATCAGGGGCGCACGGTGGAGACTATTCAGTGATGACACCTACGGAACAGTTCTTAACGGAGTTGCTTGATTCTGCTAACGGCAAGGCGGCTGTTGCTGGCCATTGCCAGAAGTGCGGTGAAGAGGTTCGGCTGCTTGTCGATTTAGTTGACGGTGTTCCGGTTGTTGATTCCGTTGCGGAAGATGGTGCGGGGGTGAAGTTTTACTCCTATGCCGGGAAGCCTGAATTTCTATGTGGGTCGTGTATCGAGGCGGGGGAGCGTTTGGGTTCGCCGTGCGAACAATACACCCGTACAGTGGGCTACTATGCTCCTAAGAAGCGGATGAACCGGGGCAAACAGGCGGAAGTGTCCATGCGTAAGACTTATGACATGGCTGCTGTCGTTTAATGGGAACGCTTTGTGTCCCCACTCCCATTACCCGTTTCCTCTATCCCGCCTACTATGCATGGTTGCCTGGTGCAGCCTATGTTTTATTTGCAGAGCGGTTGAACCCGGATGATTTGAGTGATTCGGAGGCGGTGGATTGGGAGTTAATCGACGAATCCGACTTTGACGATGACTATTGAGTGGGTGTTCTTTGGCGAAGCAGAAGGTTTTATCGCCCGCTGAACTGGCGAAAATTCAGGAAGAGATCGAGCAGATTGCGAAGATGCGCGACGCATTGGCGCAGGATAACAAGATTTACTTCTTTACAAAGCCGAATCCGTTACAGGCTGAGTTATTGGAGGCGTGGGGCGACCCGATGTACAAGGTCTTCACCTATACGGGTGCGAATCAGATTGGCAAAACGACGATTGGCGGGATCATCGGGGCATCGGTGCTGTTCGGAGAGTGGCCCTGGAATGGGGAGAAGATCAGTTTTCCCCACAATAAACCGCGCAAAATACGGTGGGTTGGCCAGGGATGGGAAACCCATATCAAGGCGGTTATCATACCAAAGTTGCTTGAATGGTGGCCGAAGAACCGACCGGTGGAAACGAAGAAGAACAATCAGGGCGTGGATTTCTTCTGGAAGGACAAGGCTACGGGAAGCACCCTTGAGATTATGTCGAACTCCCAGGAATCCGATGTTTACGAAGGTTGGGAGGGCGATCTTGTTATTTACGATGAACCCCCGACGAGAGCTATCCGGGTTGCGTGTACGAGGGGCTTGATAGCACGGCAGGGGCGTGAGTTGTTTTGCATGACGCTTCTGAAAGAGGCGTGGATACACAGGGAGGTTATCAAGGCCACTCTGCCTGATGGTACGCCTGATATGTCGGTTAAGAACCTTAACGGTGATATCAGTGTCAATGTGGGTTTTGGTTTGACTCAGGAGGGTGTTGACCAGTTTGCAAAGAGTTTGACGGAGGATGAGAAACAGGCCCGGTTGCTGGGCAAGCCTTCGTATATGTCGTCCCTGGTATGTCCTCGCTTTGACCGTCAGACGCACGTTAAGGAGCGGTTCAAGATACCGTTGGATGCGTTGGTTGACATTTCCATCGACTTTCACCCTTCTAAGAAGTGGGCGATTGTCTTTGTTGCCACCTTTCGGAACAACTTCAAGTACGTTTGCGACGAGATATGGGACCGGGGCAATCCCAAGTACATTTCGGAAGAGATTTGCCGCCGCATAAAAGAACGTTCCTACGACCGGATCAACTCAATCACGATTGATCCACTCGCAAAAGGCGGCACGGATAACGAGATTGACGTTTTTTCCATCATTTCAGATACCCTTGCGGCGAAGGGACTGTCTTTAGAAACCGCATCGAAAGACAAGGATGTTGGTATTTCCATCCTCAACAACCTTCTTTGGACGGAAAACGATATGCCTGGCCTGTTCTTTTTTAGGGATTGCGCCAAAACGATTGAACAGGTTGAAAACTGGATGTACGACCCTGAAACCCTGAAACCCGCCAAGGTGGATGACGATTTTCCCGAATGTCTGTACCGAATCTGTCTAAAGAATACGCAGTGGTATCCGGTCCCCTCTCAATCCGCAGCAAGTCATTCAGTGATGTTGTGATGCCGGAGAAAAACGACAGAGAACGCAAGTTGGATAAGGTTATCGACCTACTGGTTTCCTGCATGGCTAATCGTTGGTTCGGCAAGATCACGATTACTTTTGAGGCTGGTACACCAGTGAACATCAAAAAGGAAGAGAACATTAAGACATGACATCTGAGCAGGAATACTGTGTGAAATGCCGCGAGTGCTGCAAGTGGGTGTGTACGCAGATCACGACACCCTCTTCCGTAGATGCTGAGTTCTACCTAAAGCGTGGTTGTCGGATACTTCGTTATGAGGATGGTGTTTCCAAGTATTTGCTCTACGTTCCGTCCGTATGTCCCAATTTGAAGGATGACGGGTGTTCTATCTACCCTGTACGTCCCGTGGCGTGTTCTGAATACCGTGGCAATGACCCGATTACTTTGGATGTGTGCCAGTGGGGAAAGGTGAGGGATGGCGAACAAGGTTAAATTGAAGGATGACGAGATCATCAGCCTGTTACAGCCGGATGTTGATAAGGCGAGAGCGATCCAGGATGAGTTGGCTATCCAGCGCGAGGCTTATTATAACGCTTTCCGTGCCGAGTTGTACGGCAACGAGCGTGCGGGATGGTCACAGTCTGTTTCTCCCATTGTCTGGGTGCAGCACCAAGCTACCTTATCTTCCTTGATTGAGATATTTTCGGATGAGTTCTTCACGCTTAAATCCTCGGATGAGGATCGGGCAACGAAGTTCCAGAAGTTAATCCGCTATCAACTCTTTAGGAAGCAGGACGGGTATAAAAGGTTTTACGATTTTCTGTTTAACGCCGGGTTGTTCCATTACTCAGTATTTAAGGTCTACTACCGAGAGGATTCCGATGTAGAAACCGAGACTATCGAGCGACTTACAACGGAGCAGATGGTGCAGTTATCGCAAGACCCGTCTATCCAGATTATAAAATACACCGAGGCCGCGACCGATCCCGTAACCGATATGCTGGGGATGGTGCAGCAGCCGTCAGAGACCTACTACGAAAACGTAAAAGTTGCCAGGAAGCGGGTTAATTATGCGGGGCCATGGGTTGACGTCTTGCCGCCGTGGGAGTTCTTCTATTCCCCGGACTGTAAGATTACTGATTGGGGAGGGATTGACGGAAGGCTTGTCTATCACTCCGTCAAGAGGACACTCAATGACATTCGGAAGAAGGAACGGGCAGGGATATACCGGGCGGGGACATTCGACAAGTGCAAGTCGTTAGGTTCTGAAAGGCCGCAGGGCGTCGATGAAATTGCGTTTACATCCGGTGCGGATGATCTGAGCTCTTATTCCACACAGGTTGACAACTCCGACGATCTTTCAAAAGAACTGGTCATCAAGGAATGCTACTGCAAGATGGACCTGGATGGTGATGGGCTCCTTGAACCGTGCATTGTCGTTATCATCGAAGATAGTATTGTTGCACAAGTAGAAGAAAACCCCTACGAACGGGCCTGTTTCAGGATTGGCGGGATGCTCCCCGAACCGCACAAGATAAACGGCATTGCCCCGCCTGCTATCTTGGATAACGATCAGAAGATCATGACCAACCTGCTGCGTTTTATCCAAGATTCAGCGGCAATGAGTACCTATCGCAATCCGATCACCCCGGATGTGCGGATGCAGCAGATGTTGCAGAACCGGAAGCCATTTGACGTTATTTTGGGCGATAACGGAAAGATTGGTGAAGTCCCCGTACAGCCGCCGGATAACTTCATCCTCAAAGCATGGGAGTTAATGAAGGGGGAGAACGAAGAGAAGACGGGTCTGAGCCGGTACAATCAGGGCATGGATGCGGAGAGTTTGAACAAGACCGCAACCGGCATTTCCCTTATCTCTCAGAACTCGGCGCGGCGGTTACGGATGTCGGCAAAGCTACTCGGCAATGGCGCGATTACTGGGTTAATCAGAGATTTTATCTTCATCAACCAGAAATGGAAAACACAAGACCCGATTCAGTTGTTAGGCACTGACATCGTGGTCAATCCTGACGATTTGGACGGCGAGTACGATATTGAGATTGACATCGGCGTGAGCCCTGCGGAGAAACAGGCTTCGGCCAATCAGATGGATTTGCTTGTTCAGTTTGGGACACAGGCTGGCATTCAGATGGGCCTTATGACTCCTATGCACATCCTGAAGGCCCAGAAAAAGAAATATGCACTTCTTAATATCAATGTGGATGACTGTTTTAATACAGAACAGCAGCTACAGGAGCAACTCATGGCGCAGCAGATGCAGCAACAACAGGCCATGATGGGACAACCTATGCAGAACATGGAGGGCGCGAGTGGAGCAGGACCGGCAGGACCAGTTGGAGGCCCAGCGGCTTAGAGGTATTCAGGCGCAGCAGTTCCTTGAGTATCTGAAGACGGAGGGAAAGTATTTCACGATGCTCTTTGAGGAACTTGACGGTGAGTTAAACGTTGCAATTGGCGGGTTGACGCCAATGGATCGTGACTCATTCACGGTTTTGCAGGCGAGACGGCAAAGCCTTTACGAACCGCTACGGCGCATAGAGGTTGATATTCAGATAGGCCAGCGGGCCGCAGAGGAACTTTCAAAGGCAACGAGTATATCAAGTGGAGGGATTTTATAGATGGCTGATTTTGAAGGCGACATCTTGCAACCGTCACCGGACAAGATGAGGCGACTGGAAAAGGAAGTACGTCGATTGCAAGTTGATAACGAGTTGAAGGATGCCACGATTACGGAACTTCGCAAGATTATTGACGAGCAGAAAGAGGAAATTAAGCACCAGAAGGCGGAGGCCAGAAAGTTCCGGCTTCTGAACCATGAAAAACTGAGAAAGATAAAAGGCTCAGTTGAAACAAAGTCCATTGACCAGGGTACGAGGGATGGCCCCTTGGTGGAAGAGAAATCCACTGGTGATACCCCCTTTTCGATTGAGGATTAAAATATGCAGAATTTAACGAGTATTAGTCAGACTTCGGCGGGAACTGTGGTTGTTGCAGGGGGCGCATTCAGGCTTACGAAGAATCCCACGGCGCATACAGCATCTACACTCAGTGTTGGTTTATATGGGACTCCGTTGGTAGATGCGGCGTTGGTTGACAACATCCTGTTCAGTGTTAACTTCTCCACGGCTACGAATAAGACAGCCGCCGATTCTTCATGTATGGCGGCATATATCGGTGTCAGTAATACTGCGGCCACAACCAATAACAAGATTCAGGGTTTGTTGGTTAGTAACTCTCTAGGTTATGACTGTTACGATGCCTATGCTATTCAGGGGCACCTCACTGTTGGGGCAGGTGGTGTTTCGACCCAGAATGCGAACGCTCATATTGCTGGCGTGTCTGGCAAAGTTCTACTGAGCGGAGCCGTTGGCCAGGGGTGGGCGACCGGGTTGCTTGGTATTATTGACGGTACGGGTGCCGTTACAGGGCTGTGTCATGCCATTGCTGGTCAGGTAGAGGCCACGACTACAGCGAACGCCTGTGATGCAGTTTTGTACTTGGGGGCCGATCAGACTGTCCCTACGGCTATCGAATTTGCTGGAACGGCTAAAATGACCAACATCTTTAAGTTTAATGCCGTCGCCGGTGGTGTTATTGCCAATGCTTTAGTCCCTGCGGCCACTCCCGATGGTGGTACGGTTGGTGCCGACGCAGCTCTTGTATGTGATGTCGGTGGGACACCATACTATATCCCGATGTATAACACGCTTCATCTGTAAAGGAGATTTATGGAGTTAAGTGTCTTAGAAAGACTGTTAATTCTCAACCTTAACACACTACCCGCAACGGGTAGCATCGTGACGTTGAAGGTTAAGCAGCAACTTTTGAATGATGTGGGGTTTAGCGAACGAGAATTAAAAGATTATAATATTCGGCAAAAAGGCGAGAACGTACAATGGTCTCCCGATGCTCCCTTGTCAGATATTGAAATAGGGGAACAAGGGAAGAAATTACTTATTGATGCTATGGAAAAATCAGAGTCTCTTACCGAGAATTACCTTTTTCTATACGATAGATTGAAGGCATAACCACTTTTTAGCATACGCTATAAGGCAAACTTAGGCGGGCATCTTGAGGAATCAAGACCCGCCTTTTTTATTGGCTAATCCGCAGGGAAGCCAAAAGGAGAAAACAAAAAATGGCAGATGGAAACATCCAAGCCCCGATGGTGAGTGTGGACGACGGTGAGGTTAATTTTAGTGATTCCGGCCTGGAAATTCTTTCTTCGCTAATCAGCGATCCAGTACCCGAAGAGACTGCACCCGAAGCCCCCCCGGAGAATGCGAAGGCCCCCGAAACTCCACCCGTACTGGAGGAGAAGGAGGAAGTCCCCCCGCAGCAGAAATTCAAGATCAAGGTTGACGGTCAAGAGGAGGAAGTGCCCCTTGAGGAATTGGTTGCACGGGCGCAGATGGGGACGCATTTCACAAAGGAAATGCAAGCCTTGCGAGAGCGCGAACGTGCGCTATCACCCTATGAAGGGCTAGTCAAACAGCTTCAGCAAGACCCGAACCTTAACAAGCATATCGCGGATTATTGGTCTCATCCCCCGCAGCCAGAGCAGCAGCCCGTTTTTGATGATCCGATTGAACAGCTAAAATGGGAAACGAAGCAGGAAACGATCAGGGAGTTTGAAAAGGTTCTCCAGCCCATCCGAGAGCAGCAGCGGGAACTCTCCCGGCAGCAGATCATCGATAAAACGAAGGCCGCTGTCATGTCCGATCCGATGTTTAGGGATGTCCACACGGAGATCGGCAAGTATGTCCAGTCTCTTCCCCGGTCGGTCGGTGAAACGATCTTCCAGAAGTTAGACCAAGACCCGCAAGCGTATCTAGAAATGTACCAGACGGTCCGTGACCGTTTGGCTGTACAGAAACCCAACGAAACCACGGGGATCAAGACAACTCCCAAAGAAGATCACGCACCGCTTTTGGAATCCGGCGGTTCCGCACCGCCTGAATCGGCGGTTGTGGAACAGCGGACGAAAATCGACAAGGCCAAGGCCAGAGCATTGCGTGATGGGAAAACAGAGTCTTTACAGGAGTTCCTTATTACCGGGGGTTTCCTAAAGCATTTAGCATAGGAGATTTATCATGGCTACCACGAGTAAGATCGCAACCGTTTCCGCGACCGCACTGCGGGAGGAATTGAGCGACGTTATCTATAACATTTCGCCCACCGACACCCCGTTTATTTCCAACATTCCTAAAATCAAGACCAATGCGTACAAGCACGAGTGGATTACCGACACCCTGGGTAATGCGGCACTTAACCAGCAGGCGGAGGGCGCGACGGCCAGCGCAGACGGTATCGGAGCCGGTACGAGGCTGTCGAACTATATTACCATTTCTGCCAAATGGTTTGACATTTCCGATGTTTTGGAGGCGGTGAACTCCGCCGGGAATCTGGCGAAGATTTCCTACCAGACGGCGAAGAAACTGAAAGAACTGTCCCGTGACATGGAGTACACCCTTATCAACGAGGCCACGGGTTCCGCCACCGATACGTTCAAATCTTATGGTTTGAAGTATTTTCTTGGTTCCGCCCACGGCACGAACTATTACAATTTTGGCGGGTCGGCGGCGGTAACAAACCTTCTCACGGAAGATCTGTATATCGCCCGCTGTCAGGCGATTTGGGACCAGGGCGGGAAGGCCGATATGGTTCTTTGTCCCGCGCAGCAGAAGAAAAAGATTTCCGCTTTCAACCAGAGCAACCGGCAAACTGTTACCACGGATGCCGATGCGAAGAAGATGGTCAGTGTTGTGGATTTCTATGAAAGCGATTTCGGAGTGCAGCGTATTTACCCCGAACGGTTCTCTTCCGTCGATTCCACCTACTACGAGTGGATGTTCTTCTTGCAGAAGGATATGTGGGCCCTGGCAACACTCTTGCCCGTAAAAGTCGAGAAACTGGCGAAGACGGGACTTTCTCAGATCGTACAGATTAGCACGGCATACACACTTGAGTCCCGCAACGAGGCCGCAAGTGCTGCTCTCTATAATCTGTATAACCAGTAACCATGCAAGGGGGGAGGGATACGGTCCTTCCCCCTTCAACAAAGGGGTTCGTATGGATTTATCAGAAGTAAAGATTCACTCGCCCAACGAGATCGAACACACGGTGCGGATTGTCGAGGATATTGGCCCCGTTATTGATGACAATACCAACCTACGTCTTGCCAACGAATTGCGCCAACGTGGCTGGTCTGATGGCCGGAACATGAAATTAAATGCAAGGGTCCCCCAGTCAATCGTGTGGGCCTGTGAGTTCGGTAACGGGTGTCCCTGTCATGGGCGCAAGTTCAATCTATCGGACAAGCGTGAGTATCGAGATTTTCTTTTAATGCACCCTGAGTTCGTGATTTCCCCGATTGATACGGGGCACAAGGGTAACATTATCATTAAAGGAGTGTAAAAGATGAAGACCCCGGTTTTTGAAAGCATGGGTATTGCCAAGACGACACAGAAGATCACCCCCGGCAATGCCGCAACCGGAATAGGCGCGGAGGTTTACCGCTATGTTGAACGGACGCTTGCCTATACCAGCGGGGGGACCACGGAGATTGTTGCAGGCGACTTGATTGTGGGGGCGACAAGCGGCGCTGTTGCCACGGTCGTTTCCCTTACGCTGACGGGCGGAACCTGGGCGGGAGGAAATGCGGCGGGCGTGCTTACGATCAAAAATCAGGTCGGCACATTCCAGAGCGAAAAAATCAAGGTAAAAGCCGGGACCGACGATGCGACGATTGCCGGGAACTCTACCGTTTCCACTGCCAACTATCCTTTCAAAAAAGACGCACTTGCCAAGGGCGTTTTTATTCAGAATCTTGACAACGACTGCCTCTGCTGCTGGGACGGCACGAATCCAGATCAGACAAGTCTTGTCGGCATTACCATGGCGACGGGTGATTCCTTTGCGCTTCCCGGTACGGAAAACGTTATGCGCCTGAAGTTTATAGACAAGCTCTCCGGCTCGGCAAGTTCACAGCGGATTGTCTGTTATTTCTAATGAACAGAATTTTTGGGACCGTCACATCAAATGAAGTGAAACCCGCTTCTGCTGTTGTGTCTGCCGTGGCGTCTTCTGCCACAAATGTAACGCTTAAGGCGGCCAATGTGAATCGCAAGGGGCTGTGTATCTCAAACGACTCTACCGCAGTGCTATACGTCAAGTTTGGTGCAACGGCGTCCGCGACCAGTTACACCGTAAAGATGGCGGCGGGTGGATATTACGAGATGGCGTTTCCCTGTTACACGGGCATTGTGGATGGCATTTGGGCTTCCGCTAACGGGTCTGCGTATATTACGGAGCTGACATGAGTACGATTGCGAATGTGATCACAGATATACGGGTTGAAGTACAGGATAGCGATTCAACAAGATTCTCTTCCGATACAACGCATATCTTACCGTTGGTAAAACAGGCCATTCGCCGGGCAAACCGCGTCATTCAGCGGAATCATCTTCAATTTGGAAAGAAGAAAGCCGCTTTGACCACAGTTTACGGCCAGGCTCACGTTGATCTTCCGACAGACTTTGACGTTGAATTAAGTCTGTGGAACACCGATAGCCGAAAAAAACTCACCCTTAAAACAGAAGACGAGTATGAGGAAATGTCTAGTTCGGCCACTTTTGATAGTTGGTATCTGGACGTAGAAAATTCCCGGATTCTTCTCAAGGGGACGCCGGGATCAGCGGTGAATCTCGTGTTGTACTACTTTCCCGTTATTGATCCATCAGCGTACGACACTTCAACCACAATGCCGTGGGGGGGGCGGTTGGATGACATCGTTGCCCGATATGTGTCTCTGCGTTTACAGAACATCGACGAGATGAATCTTACCGTTGACACGCAGTTACTTGCCGATCTTGAAACGCAGATTATCGAATCATACAGGCCGCTTAATCCGACTATGATTGAGCGTGCAGGGTGGGTTGACTAATGGCTCAGAAATCGAGCAAGGCCCAATCGGTTATTCCCATATCCATTAAATTTAATGGCGGGATTAATCTCTCCGATGCTCCCGCGAATATCGCGGATAATGAGCTTGTCCGGGGGCTAAATTTTATCTACGATTGTCAAACGGGCGTGCCAGAAACAAGGCCCGGAACGTCCTGTATCAATGCGACAACCGCACTCGCCGGTCCTATTCTAAACATGCACTACTATGAGAAGAGCGCTAGTGACAAATGGCTGGTGGTGGCGGCGAAGGGGAAACTTTATTATCTTGTCACCGCCTCTGGTACGTTTACGGAATTTGCTACATTGCATGATACCACTACCGTGCCCACCTTTGTAACATACAACGCCAAACTGATTGTTGCCGATGGTAGTGCGGATTTGTACCAGTGGGACGGATCAACGTATTCCGCAATCGCCGGAAGCCCCGATGCGTCTGTTATTGCGGTATCAAAGGGCCGGTTGATTACGAACAGTGTAAGCGAACCCGATTCCATTTACCTGTGCGCCCCTTACGATGAAACAGATTGGAATACGGCGACGGGCTCTGCGTTAGGGCTTCGTGCGGGTTACGGCGACGGCATGACAATTGTTGGGGGTGCCGCCTACGGTGACGATATTATTGTGTTCAAGAGAGGGGACCGTGAAAAACGTATCTATCGGTTGAACACAGCCGACCCGACTCCCGCAAACTGGTATGTTTCTGAATTATCGGAAAACAATACCGCACAAAACTCCCTTGCTATGGTCACAGCTTTTAATAACGTGTTCTTCGTCGATACCAACGGATTTAAGAGTATAAAGGGTGTTACGGAATACGGTGATATGCAGACGGACCTTATTGGTGGGAAAGTCAATCCGGCCTTTGCCGGATCAGCAATATGCGATTTTTGCACCTATGTCCCTTTGTATGCGGCCATTTGGTTTGGGGTCTCTTCTCGCGTTTATGTCTACCACAGAATCGCGGACGCCGACGGTAGTGTCCAGCACGCCTTTACGGAGTTGATATTCCAGCAGGGGCGAATATGTTGCCTGTGTCAGGCGGGATCGACACTGTATCTTGGCGGGTATAATGGCTATCTCTACAAGATAGATACTGGCGTTTCGACGGATGGGACTGCGCCCGGTGTTGTGGAAGCCTTCAGTTCTGTTCTCAGGACGAAGCAATTCCCGATGTTTGGCGAGGGGATATTAAGAAAGACAGAGGTCTATTTAAAACCCGTTACTTCCGGGACCGCTATTTTAAGTGCGTTTAATGGCCCGGAAACATCGGTCAATATAAAAAGTGTTGTCTTGCGCGGCATGGGTGAAGAACTTGTCGGTGCGACGGGGGGATTGGATGCGGCCACTACTTTCCTTTTTGATGGCGGCGTGCAGGCGTGGTTTGAGACATCGTATAACAGGGTGCGGGGAAGAACACTACAATTTCAGTTCTCGGTGTCTTCCGGTCGGGTTGGCGTGCAGGGATTGAAAGCGGAAATCGCTCCGGTGGCGGGATAAATGGGATTAGGGAAATTCCTCAAAAAAGTTGTCAAGGTTATTACAGCGCCCGTTCACGTGATAGGCGATGCCATAGGCGATGTCACCGGCATAAACGAGATTCGTGATTACGGCCATTTCGTACACACACCGCCGGAATCGAACGACTGGAAAGAGCAGCTTTCCCGTATCGTGGATATTGTTGTCGATCCAACGGGAACTATTGACTATGGTTTCCGCAAGATTGGGGAAAACGTCGATTGGGCCCGGAAGTACGGAAAGATGGCGGGGACCACTATCGGCTCCATCTGGGGGCCCGGTGGTGCTGCTGCAGGCATGGGCGTAGGGTCGAAACTCGCAGGGGACAGCTACCGTCAGGGTTTTCAGAACTCTGGAAAGGCGGCGGTCGCTTCCTATCTTGGCGGTTTGCTTTCCGAGGCCGCCGGTCCCACAACGGCCACCCCCACATCCGCCTCGACCACGATTCCCGGTGTTACGCAGCAGACTATGACCACAGCCGCCGGAACAAATGCCATACCGGGCGTTGTTTCGCAAACCCCCATGTCATTCGGTAGCTTTGCCGGTTCTTCCCTCGACACTGCCGGTTCTGGTTTGTTGGGGGGGATCACCTCGCGGGAGGGGTTGATGAAGATGGGTGGTCTTGCTAAGGACATTGCCATGCAGGAATACGCCAACAGTATCCAGACCTCTCCACTAAAATCCAGGGATTTGGGATACGGCGATTATTCTTACAACCCATACGATATTAAAAACGAAGATTCGACCGTAACGCCGTTACTAAAAAAGATGGTTGCTGCGGATTCTTTCAAACTTCCCGAAGACTTCCTTTCCAGAAACGAATTGTCAAAAGATTTTATAGATACCTCTGTGTTGCCGGGGACGGGGATGTTTGAACCTGACATTAACAAACAGTTAGATCAATGGACAACAACCAGGGTTCGGGAAGAGCCGTTACGAAAAGCACTTGAAATCGGCGCGGAATACACAAGCAAATGGGACAAGATAGACGAAGCGGAAGAAAAAAAGAAGAAAAAGACGGATATTGGATACAACCAGAATTGGGGCAAACAGGTCTGGTCTAATTTCGGGTAACTAACTATCACAGGCTAATTCGTACCGGATGGCTGTAAAAACCTTGTTAGGAGGTGCTTTATGGCTACTGGCGGTAATTACGATCTCCCGCTGGGGAATCTTGTAAACGGGAGTAATTTACCCGGATCAAATTTACTAAAAGAAAACAATTCGGGAAGAGAATGGTATACTCTGAGCGGTATTCCTGCGGCATCGACGAATCAAGCTCTTGCCTTGGCAAGCCAAGCGTTAACTAAATCTACGGCCTCCCCTTACCCAAGCTATACGCCTTCGCAAGCAATCAGTCCCACACAGCAATCCTACTACAATTACACGCCTAACAGCCCAATGGCTCAGGTACAGGCTCCCAATTACCAGATGAGCGCCGGTAATGCACCGACCTACCAGGGCCTAATGGGGGGGGAGTACGACAAACTACAGACGGCGTTACAGACACCGGGCGATCTATCGGCGCAGAACGCCTACAACACGGGATACCGGAATCTCACGAATACGATGGGCGGAAGGGGCCTGTACGGGTCCAGTATGATGCAGACACAGGCCAATGAAGGGATAAACAGGGAACTGATGAACTCCCTCGCGTCTAATGCGTCTAATGCAGCAGCGCAACGGTACAACATGCAGTTACAGGATACGTTAGCGGGTAATCAGTTCGCCCGTGACATTTACGGTCAGAATATAAGCCGTGAGCAGGATCAAAACAAATACACGGGCCAGATGGCGGAATTGATGAAGAACCAGAACTACGATACGTGGCGTGCTGGTCTTGCGGATTCGGAACGGCAGAGTGCCTACAATAAAGACAAACTGAACTGGGATTACCAGTTGGCCGAGAATCAGCGGAATTGGCAAAACGCACAGGGGGCAGAGCAGTATCAGTATCAGTTGGCGAAGAACGCATACGACAATCAGATAGATGAAATGATGCTCAACAGGGCTCTGGCTGTCGCCGGAAAGGGCGCACCGCTGGCGCAGGCGGCGCAGAACTACCAGTTGGCGCAGCAACAGGTACAGGCGCAGAAGGATGCGGCTGCCAAGTACAGCAATTCGCAGTTGGTGGGGGCTGGTGCGGGCTTGCTGGGCGACTTGCTGGGCTCTTCTACCAAGTCCGGCGGCAGTTTGCTTTCCAGTATCTTTGGTCAATAGGAGCCTGACATGGGAATGATGGATAATCCTTACTACGCGCCCAATCCTTGGGCAGAGGCGATTAATGGTTTTCGCAGGGGTTCAAATGATGCACGTGAACGGGGAAGAGAACGTGAAGCACTTGACATGCGGAAGCAGGAGGCGGTAGCGCTAAACGCCCTGCGTGAACTACAGACTAAGCAGGCACAGCAGAACTTGGATCAAGAAGAGGCACTAAGGCGGGCTGTTGCCGATAGATTGCCCTCTATCGAAGCGCCCGCCACCTATGCGGAGGGACGGGGATTTATGACACACATTGACCCCGGCGGACCTCTCTCCATGCAAGATAAAATAGAAGCCGTCAGTAAGGTCGATCCAAAACTAGGGTTGACCCTTGGTTTGACCAGAGAGAATCAGTTGCTTGATTATGATTCTAAGGTCCAAAGCAATATCCGGCAGGATACCGCAGAAATGCGGACCTTTGAGGGATTGACCGGGTGGCCCTCTTCAATGCGGGGGACGCCTGCTTATCTAAAGGCATATTATACGCACAAGAATCTTGTTAGCCCCGACAGGTATTACCCAACCGCGACAACCAATGGGATTGAGCCATTTAATGCAAGTACAGGCCGATTTGGCAGTAGTGGTGGTTTTGATACCTCACGGGTGCTTCCCAATATGGAATCAGAGGCTACACCCTCTACGTCCCCTTTCCCAAAAACGCACGGACCTTCTATCCTTGGCGGAGCAAACAGCAATCCAGTACAGGCAAAAACAGAAACGAGATACAAACCCCTCCCGACAGCGGACCGTAACGATATAGAAAAGTTGGTCAACATCCGCAGACTGTTAAAAGAGGTCAAAGATAGTTACGCCCCAAGTTACACGGGCCCGATACAGGGAAGGTTAGGGAAACTAAAAGGTGAACTGGTGGATTTGCCAGAAAAACAGGCCCGATTCTATTCTGCTATCGGCAACCTCCAAGACACTGAATTGCGCGGTAGATCTGGCGCTCAGATCAACGAACAAGAGTTCAAGCGTATGCTTGGATTCCTTCCCGGCGAAACAAAACCAGACAAAAACTTCAATAGCCGTCTCGACCTGGCTATCGGACTAGCCGATAAAATGATGCTTGAATACGCCAAATACTACTCAGGGCAGGGGTACAAATTCGACATCAACACGGGAGTTGGCGCGGGTGAACCTAATGGGTTTGAAACGAAAACCGTTGTTGAACGGAGAGTTTCCCCTTCGGGGAAGCGTCTTGTGAAATACTCAGACGGTACTATCGGAGAAGAATAATGGCCGACCTTTCTAAAGAATGGGAACAATCTAAACCCGCCCCCACAGATATTGCGGATGAATGGAACAGATCATCACCCATTAATACCAGTGGTGTTGTCCACAACACGCCGACCGCAAGTGTGAAAAAGAACAATCTCTCGTGGTCAGACGTCCCCATGGAGGCATTGAAAAACATGCCATCCAGCGCGGTTAGTTTTGGAGAGAGCCTTGTACAACCGATCATCCACCCGATAGATACAGCCGCTTCTCTTGGCGATATTGCTGTCGGCGGTCTGGGAAAGGTGATCCCTGGTATTTCGGACAGAGGACAGGAGGGGAACTTCGACGCGGTTGTGGCCTTCTTTAAGGACAGATATGGGACAGAGGAAGGATTCAAGAAAGCGCTAGCGACCGATCCCGTTGGCATAATGGCCGATGTGTCTTCCCTCTTTACGGGTGGTGGTGCTGCCCTGCGTGGTGCTGGCGTTGCTGGAAAGGCTAGTAAACTGGCAACCAAAATAGGAGAAACGGCGAATCCCCTGTCTGTTGCATCTGGCCTAACAGCGCGTCCGATTGCGTGGGCTACAAAAAAGACCATGCCGGGAATGCTGGGAGCAACCACGGGGGCGGGAGCAAACTCCATCAGAACGGCCTTCGCGGGTGGCAAGCCCTTTCGGGATGCGTTACGGGGGAATACCACAGGCGAAGAGATATACGGGCAAGCGAAGGGTGCTTTGTATGCAGTAAAGGAAGACCGGGCCCTGGAATACCAAAAACGACTTGCCGATATCTCACGGCAAGACAATGTTATGATTGACATGAAGCCAATCCGTAACAAGATGCAGCAATTAAAGCAGATGTTCAATATCAGGGATGGGGTTGACGCCAACGGGAAGCCCACGCTTGATTTTAGTCGATCAACACTGGACCGCAACGCGATCAATGATGTCAAAGATGTTATTGAAAAAGTTAATGATTGGGGGACCGACCCGGCAGACTTAACGCCAATCGGAATGGATATTCTAAAAAGACAGCTTGATGATTTCTATTCGCCGTCAAAGAACAGCCGTGCGTTCGTGACATCCCTCAAGAAGGAAGTTAAGAACTCGATTTCGTCAAAAGTTCCCGAATACGAACGAATGCTATCAAGGTACAATGAATCGTCCGGTTTTATTGATGAGATTGAAAAAACTTTGTCGCTTGGGGATAGGAAGTCGATTGATACGGGATTAAGGAAACTGACCACCACATTGAAAGACAACTATGATTTTAGGAATGCGCTAATCAAAAAACTGGATACCCACGCCGGGGGAAATCTCGAACAGTTGATTGCGGGAACAAATCTTAGCGGATGGATGCCGACCGGATTAAGGGGTTGGACAGTGGAGTCAAGCGCTGTGTTGGGGACGTTATTCGGGCAAAACCCCGCATTCCTGGCCTTAATGCCCTCCGCGTCACCGCGAGTTGTTGGCGAATTTGTCAATATCTTGGGCCGGTCTTTGCGTAATTACCAGAAGGTAAAGAACGCGATTCCGGGCGGAGCATCCAACCTCTTGTTCCAGACAGGCCGAATCGCAAACACCGGGCCGCAGATGATACCGTAACTATTTTTTTATTTCTTCGATCACAAATCTGATTGTTATCCCGATAAATGCGACCAGGCAAAGGACTTGCCACCATTCTAAGTGCATCATTTCTTTCACCCCCTATTAAAATAAATTTTACAGCATTGAGGGGGGGGTAGTCAATAGCAGAAATAGGAGGACAAATGGCATACACAAGAGCGACCACAGTAGATGCAAGTTATGGTGGTGATTCGGTTAAACAAGGGGTTTTGGATTGTGACACCGATATTACCAATGTATTCGCGCATCTCAATACGCATGAAGCATTGACCGCTACGCATGGGGCTACAGGGGCGGTCGTTGGCACGACCAACACACAGACGCTTACCAACAAAACACTAACCACTCCAATTATTGCGTCATTGTATCAGAATGCCGGGAAAACACTTCTATTAACGCTACCTGCTGCGACCGATACTTTAATTGGCAAAGCGACTACCGACACGCTTACCAACAAGACTTTCGATACAGCCGGTACGGGTAATGTGTTCAAAATAAACGGCACGGCTATTTCTGCGGTTAGCGGGACGGGCGGTGTTATCCTGGCCTCTGGCGCGTCCTTGACATCCCCCACCATAACGACGCCCATTCTGGATACGCCGTCAATTTCAAACTACACATCTGCTCAACACGATCATTCAAACGCAGCTAATGGCGGTACTCTTGCGACGGCGGCGGAGTTGAACCTGCTAGATGGATCAATCGCAGGAACCGCTGTCGCTACAAAGGCCCTTGTTTTGGGTGCGGATAAAAACATCGACACCCTATCCATTGCGGCAAGTGGGTTAAAGATCGGGGCAGGGGCGGGAACGACAGTCACCGCAACGGCGGCGGAGTTGAACATCCTGACTGGAGTTACCGCAACGGCGGCGGAGATAAATGATCTAGCAGGAAAAACTTCTCCGCTTGTACCCACTGGGGCAATCATGGCCTGGACGACAAACACCGCGCCAACCGGATGGCTAAAGGCCAATGGCGCGGCGGTATCACGCACCACTTATGCAGCCCTTTTTGCGGTAATCAGCACGACTTTTGGCGTTGGTGATGGATCGACGACATTTAATTTACCCGATCTGCGCGGTGAGTTTCTCCGCGGATGGGATGATAGCCGGGGGGTGGATTCGGGCCGGACAATCGGGAGTGCACAAACTAGTGCCAACCTATCACATCAACATGTCGATGGGGTTATAGCGAACCCGGATACTGTTGCAGGCGGCGGATATGCGTATGGCACAACAACCGGCGCTGCGCATACGAATGCATATACCCGAGTCATTGTAAGCAGCACTACAACTCATGCACTAACATCGCTATCTGGCGGCACTGAGGCCCGCCCCCGTAATATCGCACTGCTGGCGTGCATTAAATACTAAGGAGATGGCAAATCATGGATATATACAATTACGATAAGGACACTGGAGAATATTTAGGAATGGGTCAGGCCGATGAATCCCCACTTGAGCCGGGAAATTTTTTGATCCCTGCTTACGCCACTCCGGTTGAACCCCCTGCATCCGTATCCGGTTATGCACGTTGTTTAATTGACGGAGCATGGGCGCAGATTGAGGATCACAGGGGCATAACAGTTTATGACATGGCCGATGGGTCAAGCCTTGGAATAGAAACCCTGGGGTCGATCCCGAACGGATACACCGTACTCCCCCCCTGCGAACATCCTAAATGGGATGGATCACAATGGGTTGCGGACAAGGCAGTGGCTTTATCTGCAAAGCTATCCGCTCTTGCCGCCTACCGTTACGCCAAAGAAACAGGGGGAATCACCGTTAGCGGGGCCACGATTAAGACCGACCGAGAAAGTCAGGCTTTGATTGCCGGGGCAAAGCTCTATTCCGATCTTAACGAGGCCGTCCTGATCGACTGGAAAGCGGAAAACAGTTGGGTACAGATCAACAGGACTGCAATCGTGGCGATTTCTCAGGCCGTGGCCGCTCACGTACAGGCATGTTTCTCGCAAGAGCGGGTACACGCCGAGGCCATCAACGCCCTCACCACGGCAGCGGAGATCGAAGCATACGATTTCACGACGGGATGGCCGGATAATCCGGCAGAAACGATAGCGAGGTAGGCCATGAAGCGATTTATCCTTATCCTTTTAATCCTCCTGATACCGGCGTGGGGGTGGGGGGCGACTACCTTTACCGATGGCTCTGCTGATCATAAGTGGTCAACGGTTGGTAATTGGAGTGACGGCAAGCCGGATAGTGCGGATGCAGTGACGGTAGGTGCTGGAGTGACATCAATAATCGTTGATGAGGCGGCAAGTGTATTAAGTTTTGATACAACGGTGGCTACCGGAAATGTGGCTATTTCAGGAACGGGAACACTCGCCATTGCAGGAGATTTTACCCTTGGTACTGGCGATAAATGGACGGTCACCGGGACAATAACAGTATCGGGCGACAGTACATTCACCACAGCGGGCGTTACGCTTGAGGCGGCTGTTACATTTAGCGGGTCTGGTAAAACATTGACGTTGGCGGATGCGCTGAATATCGGGAACAAGGCACTGACGGTTACAGAGGGAACTCTGGCAAGTGGTAACAACAATATTACTTGTGGTGTGTTTAGTACAAGTGGAAGTGGAACAAAGGTTTTATCTCTTGGCAGTTCTACAGTAGCTTGTCTAAATATGAATATGCAAGGTTCTAATCTTACAATTACAGAAAATACAGCGGCTGTTAACATAACGATAAGTGGAACAAATCTCACATATTTTGGTGGGAAGATTTGGGGCGGCACAGTAAAGTTCATTTTTCCAGATGACATAGTAGAATATTTAATGGATTCTAATACGTTTGGTAATCTGACTATAGATTTTTCTGGCATAGCAGAGACAACTAATGATGGGGGTGCTTTTTCTTTTCGTGCGAATCAAACAGTTTCGGGAATTTTTTCCGTAGTAAGTTATTGTGACACCACAGTTATTCATAGTAATAAGCCCTGGATTAACACAGCTGTCTATGAAGTCGGTACAAGTTATACTATAACAGTTAATGGTAGTGTATCGGTTACTAATGGGGCAGTAGATTTTAGAGATATTACAGGTGCAGGAACTGCTTCCTGGGATTTAAGTGCTGTTCCATCAGGAGATTGTGGGGGAAACTCTGGGATAACTTTTAGAAGTCCTCAAATGTTTTATGTTGTTCTCGGCAATCTTGATGCACAGTTTTATGGAAATGGCGGTACTACCGGGAGCGGCACTAATAATCCAAGTTATGCGACAACTTCAGGAGGTGTTACTAGTTTTGCAAATATACCTCTTCCTCAAGATACCCTAGTTATAGATAATAATACATGGGGTGAATATACAGGGCATACTTTTTTCTTTCATTATGGAACACGAGTTGGGAATGTAGATGCCTCTGGATTAACTAATAGCGGTAATAAGTTGGGACTGCCCGGATATTTATACGGAAATATAGATTTTTCAGGCTCTGGGGCGACAGCTTATACTACTAATCCATATGGAGGTCAGGGATTTTATCCACGATTAAAAAATGAACTTGGTGAAGACCTTACAGTAAATTTGCCTAATACATTTAATAGTTTACAAAAGATATCTATTGGAGGTCAATCAGCTGATGGTGGTAGTTGTGTTAGATTTGGTTCGGGGATTGGGACAGTTAAATTATTAAGCAATATTAGTGTTGATTCCATGTACCTTTGTGATGGTACTTTAGACTTAAATGGCAAAACTGTTTCAGTGAGTTTATTTAATTCAAGTAGTTCTTATTCACGGACAATAAAAGATACTGCCGGCGGTGGGAAAATAGTCCTCAATGGCCTTACTGGAACCCTGTTTGATACGACCACAGCGACAAATCTTACTGTGTCTAACGCTCCCGATATAGATATTGGCGATAGTAACAACACGCTTACGGGTGATGTTACCTTTATCGGTAGCGGAAAGACTTACGGCGATTTCACGGTAAAGAAACACGCCGGGGATTTTGACGCGATTATCACGGGCGCGAATACGTTCGGCGCTTTGACGTTAGAAACACCTGACGACACCTATGCCTATTCTGACCTGCAATTAACCTCTGCTACGGATAACACCATCACTTCTTTAGAGGCGACGGGAACGGCTACGCATACAATCAATCTTAAAGCAACGACAGGCGGCTCGGCGGCGAAACTGAGTGATACGACAGGGATTAACACAGTCAGTTATTGCACCATACAGGACATTACTGTTGAGGGTGGGGCAATATGGAACGCTGAAAAGACCTGCACGGATGTTAGTGGCAATACGGGGTGGACGTGGTTGACGGGCGGCGGTAAGAAGCATCATCCGAAGATGCCTAATATGTTTCGTATTTTACGGATCGGGAATTTAGACATTCCTGAAATTTACATCAAACCGATTTCTTTGGTGTACGCGGGGATATAGAGGATGTGGCGGGGATGTTAGGCCCATCCCCTTGCATTGAAGCCAGCCACATAACAGGCCATAGCACTTAACGGAGCGTCGGTCAAATGGAATTAAACATCGTTCAAATTCTGCTCGGGTTAATCACAGTTTTGCTTGGCATTATCGCATGGGGCGGGAAGTGGGGAATATCAAAGGTTTGCCAAAGTATTGAGGGGAAAGTCGATAAAGAGGATTGCGCAAAAGCTCATCAGTCGTTGGATAAAGAAGCTAACGAATTATGGGAGCGTATTAATCATCATCAGCATAACGGAGGGGGGAGGGTGGTGATACCGTGACGCTCAGACAAAAGAGGGTTCTATTCACGCGGTTAATCGCAGAGTTGACCTTGTGGATTATCGAACAGGGTTACGAGGTCGCCTATGGCCGTGATGGTGAAAAACACATGGCGGGATCGCTACACTATCAGGGGTTGGCGAAAGACCTTATTCTTTACAAAGACAGCGAATACCTGACCATGACGGAAGACTACAAGTTCGCCGGGGAGAAGTGGAAGTCGATGCACGAGCTTTGCCGGTGGGGTGGGGATTTTCGGAAACCTGGGCCAGACGGCAATCACTTCTCCGTAACCTATGAGGGTAAATCCTAATGGCAAGATTCCTAACTAAATTGAACGTGGAGTATATTGATGATGATAAATGGAGACTTATTTCGCCCCTTCTTTACGAAAGCGATATTGCGGGTTCTGTTGCGGTTCCTTCCGGGTTTGAGACTGACTTTGCCTCAGTTCCAAGAGCGCCTTTCGTCTATCTGCTATTTGGTGATGAGGCGCATAAGGCGGCGACTGTGCACGACTATCTATACCGTTCTGAGAAGGTGTCTCGAAAAACTGCGGATCAGGTATTCCTCGAAGCCATGAAGATTTCCGGCGTATGGGCGTGGCGACGGTATCCGATGTTTTGGGCTGTCAGACTATTTGGAGGGCTTTGTAATGCGTAAACTAACACTTTTTGTTACTTTGGCAATGGCAATTGGCTTATCCGCTTGTGCGGCAGTGACATACACCGCACCCGACGGAACTAAGGTCGAATATGTACGGTTCCTGACCGGATCAGATAAGATCGTCGGCAATGTAGGGCAAGCCGCCTTTACCGTATCTGGCCAAGAGGTTAATGTGGAACTCTTGAAGGCGCTGATTAGTGCGGCGAAGTAGCGGCCCTAGTTTCCATCCTGTGCAGTTATGGGGGGGTTACTCCTCGGTTCGGTGCAAAAGTAAACACCGTTCTTCAATCCCACCATCCCCGTAAGTGTTTACCAATCATCTTGCCAAGGTACTCGTTGTAATGCGTCATCTTCTTGTCGTGAAGTTTTACTCTTTCAAAATCCACATCATCGTCGCTTAACCGTTTCAGCAATTCCGCACAAATCAACAGTTCCTTGGCTATCCTCGGAGAATCGACAACGCATCCATGTTCTTTGTGGTGCTTTGCCATTCTCCGCATCTTAAATTCCATGATTCTTGCGAGATAAGACCAATCACAATCGGCATCGAACCATATTACGGGAGTCCATATAAATACATTACGAATACCATAGCGCAAATCGTCAATTCCCGATTTGATGTTGGGAATAATTGTTCTTAGTAGCCACCTGTATGGAAAGTTAAACGGACCGACCTGCATCGCCCCTCCTTAACATCTGGATAACTTTTACTCGTTAATTTAATAGAGTGGAACGTGGTCAATTTTAGGCCATCTAACTACTCGGAATTGAAAGCGAATAATGACGACAAACTGACTCTTAATCAGTAGGTTGTCGGTTCGATCCCGACAGGGCTCACCATTCATGCGGGTTGGCAGAAATGCCAGCCCATTTTTTTGTCCAAAAAGTGACCACCAGTGACCACCTAAAACGCCTTCTTGATCATGTTCGCCATATGCCCCATGACCACGTTCATATAAATCTGTGTTGTCGATATATCCTCGTGTCCCATTGCCTTCTGGATTCCCCGTAAGTCCGCGCCTGATTCCAATAGGTGAGTTGCAAAGGCGTGTCTTAACATATGAGGCGTTACCCTTCTTGCAATCTTCGCTTTCTCCATGGCGTGTTTTAACGGGGCCCGTATATCGGTTAAAACTCCCCCGCCAACCCTGGACGGGAAGCAAAAGTGACCACATGAGTGACCACATTGCAATTCTTTCATCAAAGCGGACAACTTCTCGGACATCGGCACAACCCTTGTCTTGTTTCCTTTCCCGGTAACTTTAAGAAAATCAGGATCAAAGTGAACATTATCCCATGTGAGATTCCGGGCTTCGGCAGATCTTAATCCGGCATGGTAGAGGCAAAGAAAAAGGGCTCGGTGTTTGATCCCCATGTTTCCAAGGATGGCTTCCAACTCTTCATTCGATAAATATGCAGGATCAGGGCGGCGGTAAGGCAGGGGGGCTCTTTTGGGTAAGGGATTATTGCACATTCCCTCGGATGCGGCCCATCTCATCATAGCCCTCAGACAAAGGACCTCAAGGTTAACTTCACGGTTGCGCCCTGGGCTCTCTGTAAGCCTCTTCTTTTCAAAATCACCGATCAGGGTAGGTGTTACATAGTCTGGCAGCATGGACCCGAAGAACGGCAGAATAACGGCGTTGAGCATCCTAAATTTATCACGGTAGGTATGGGGTGATTGATGGGTTTCGACGTACTCTAAGTATTTTTGAGCGATATGATTTATGGAATACATATCGCCTATCTGTCTTTTTAACACCCTCCGGCGGTCCTGTTCGATTAGGACAGCCTCAAGTTTAGACCCGGCGTGGACATTCTCACGGTAACGCTTTCCCTCACGCCCCATGCGGATGTCAATCTGCCATGTATTATCTTTAAGTTGCCGCACACTCATGATCCTTTTTAAGACTTTTCGCTTTCCATTTCAATATCTTTTCTTCCGACTGTTTTTGGATAGAGGACAGCGACAAAGGCCTTTTACCGTCAAGGCCCAAGTGGTGATACATTTCCGTCACCATCTGGATTAGCTGTCTTTCGTCCGCTTCGGTCATAACTCATGCACCCCTATCTTGTCCCGTACTCTTCCCATGCCCATGCAGCCATTAGAACGCTGTCCGCTTCATTGTCGTCAATAGGGGGGCGGCCCAATAGGGTAGTAGCTCGTTCAATCATCTGCACTTTATCGGCCTTGCCAGATCCACATGCCCATTTTTTAAGCGTCGCACTATGGACAGGAGCATATTCAATGCTTCTTTCAAAACACGCTTCCTGGATGCGCCCGGTAAGGTTATTTGCTATTTCCGTAGCCGCCCCTCCCCGGTTGTGGGCAAGCTCATAGCAAACGAAGGAAACACCATCGAGCATCCGGGAAAGCCAACTTCTGAACCTCAAAAAGATAGCTCCGTTACTTTCGCCACGGCGCTTTGAAAAATCCTGCACACCAGATTCATAAACCTTGCCGTCTTTAATCAGCGCCCAACCCGTTTTAGTGGCCGCGTCAATCGCTAGGATCATTCCCCCTCCATCAATTCGGGGTTGGAATATATGTTGCCGATGACGGTGTAATAGAGACCGCATGGCGAAATATTCCACCCCGTTTTCTCCCATTTAACCACGAATGGCTTAACGGCGGGAACGGTCCATTTGGTACAATCAATTCCGACCACATCCCCTTCATAGATTTCCTGGTCGCAGCGGTCATGTAGACCCGTGGAAAGAAGGGGAATAAGCCTTTTACCTGTTTGTAGGTTAAAGCATTGGCCTTTCATGTCAATCACGACATGCCCGCTGTTTGTGCACATATGGTTCGTTTCGTCATTCCACGCCCTGAATTTGATTTCCCGCATTATTTCCCCTCCTTTGGCTCCATGCAACTATCTAATGCAGGGAGAACATCATCCCAGCCGATCAACGCTGATTTAGCCATTCCATAATGGAGCTGTTCGCTGCCTCCAGTTTATCGTTCGCCTCCATGAGGATCTTGACGCTTTCAGAGGCCGTATCAATGTCGTGGTTTGCGTCGGATAGGCCGGCTTCCAACTCCTTGCACCGCTGCTCAAGGGCAGCCACTTTCTTTTGCAGGCAGCCGATCTCGCTTGAGCATAGCGATATATATTCTTTAAGGTACTCTGGATCATTCTCAAACTCCCTGGAAATCTTCTCAAACCAACTTAGTTCTCCACAGGTCTTTGGCACCACTTCACCTCCTATTCTTTTCCATCGAACCACCGTCCGAGGTCTATTTGTTCATACGGTACTGGTGGATCAGCTATATAATCATCTTCAAACTCTATGGTCATGCGTACATCCTTTCCGCACTCAGAGTATCCTGAATAGTGATCCTCTGCTGTAATAACGCAGCAGTACTTTCTACAAAGCGCTGCAAATTCTGCCATGAATTGATCTGTCCTATCAGACATGCTACTTCCCCTCCTGCTCTATAATCGCTTTCGCCAGCGCTTTGTAGATTTCAAGTTCTTCGGTTGTCATTTCTCAGGTTCCTTTCTCCCATTCAGCAGTTCAAGCGCTCCACATATAGACTCTTTGTTTCTCTTGTAAAAACTTTCTATGTCAGTGCTTGAAACCACTGGAAGCCCTAAACGCCGCTGCATTTCCTCCCACGGCATACCATTACCGCTTGTGATTTGTGTAGAATCGACTGGCATTTTCTTCTCCGCAATCTCCGTGATAAAGTCCGCCACCTGGGGGAACTGACCAGAATAGGCTTTAATAAAATCAGCGGCTAATTGACAGTGCTCGTCTGGTGAAAGATTATCCCACCATGATAATATCTTATATACGGGAGCACCTCCTCCTATAGGGGGCTGATCACCATAGTATCCATACTCTATTGCAAATGGATAAAACAGGCTTCTATGTTCCTCCACCACCCTCTCCCTCGCCAGTTTCCAATCGTCGGGAGTGGTGAAGGTTAGGTTATAGCCATAGACGCCTCTATAATCGCACTTCAAGCACATTGGGATGTTATTCCATCCTTCGTACCGCCCATTAATCTTATTCGCTACCATGCCATTCTGATACTCTGGATTCCACTCATGCCAGCACATCCCACATGCCTTCGCCAGGATTTTACGGTCAAGGTCGGTCATCCTATCAAGCCCCTTTCTCTCATACGGTCCTTGATTCCCTTCTTTGTTAACCTCACGGTGCGCCGGAATACCCCTTTGTAAAAAATCCATGGTCCCGGTGTATGCTTACTCATCTAATCTCCTTTGCCTTTCTCTTCGCCGCCTTCCATTGGTCGGACATTGCGTTTGCTATCCCCGTAAACGTCCGACTTCTCTCTCTCCATCTATTTTCTGATGGTGGCAATAAATGCACTCTGGCTATCCTCTCTTCCGGCTCTTCTGCACAAAACAGGTCGTTCTTTCGGTGCGTCGGTTCTAATTTCGGCAGACCTTTTAACCATAAACACGTCGCCTTTGTTTCCCCATGCCCGAACATCCACGGCTGTATGACCTGATCCGGCTTGCGCCATAATGAGGACATGACGCTGATCGGATTTTCGATGGCAATCATTGGAATATCCGCCTTTGCCAGCATCATGAAGAAGCTGGCAGCCGCTTGTTGCCCCCCCCTAAATCGTTTTTCTGCGAAGTATCTCGCCCCCGATACGGCTAAGTCTGTACATGGAGGATGGGCAATCATTAAATCCCATGGGTAGTCAATAACGTCGCGCACATCGCCCTGGTAATGAGGCCCCGGAT